GTAAGCCACCACCTGCCTCACGGCGTTTGGTTCCTTCTTTTAGTTGGCGACCTAGACTTTGCCATAAGCTTCTGGAAAACTTTTCCATAGCCTCACGGTTACGTATAGTGCTTACGTCAACACCATCTTCCAACATTTTATAGATGTCTGGTATAAGTGTTTTAATATCAGCCATTTTGTAACTCCTTTCTATGGATGAAGTGTTTCTTCTATTAGTTTGTCCAAATACCATCTGGCTTTCTTCAAATCTTCTACGCCATTCTTGTATCTGTAACGCCAAAGATATTTCATTATGTTACCTTGTAGATAGTATTCAAATCCCTCATCACCTGTTGCGGCTTTGATTGCATCAATACATTCTACACCTGCTTGATTGTAATGAGGTGGATGGTCAACCATGTCCTCACCTACAGATGTAACCAATCCATTTTCATCGAAGGACAAAGGAACTCTATGTGAATCCATAACATACCCCTTTCTATTTGTTTAGAAGTGCTGACGTACCCAACCCTACACTAGTCAGCCCACGACCATATAACTTAATGTGTCGCACCCTTGTTGATGTTATACCTCTATGAAGCTACAGAAGTGCCGAAGGGGATGTCATCAGAGAACGCATCTTCTGAAGCGGTATACCCACTTGGTACAACATCAAAGTCTTCATCAGCCCCATAAGGAATGAGGTTGACAACTTGTACTGCCTGAAGGTCAGTACCTACACCTGACTTACCAGCATATTCCCACTCATAAGTCTTGAACAGTACGTTCACATCTGAACCGTTACCAATGAGTACATTACCCATGTCACGCTTCTGTGCATCTTTCAATGCAGGTTTGGTATTCTCTGAACCATCACGGCGATATTGCTTACGCTTGATGGAAACAAAGTCACCACGGTCATCACCTTTGTTCTTGATAATCAAACCAAGGTTCTTGGCCTTGTCCAACTCTGCACCAGTGAGTGCTAAGTCAATAGAGTACACTGGCTCATAGGTTGTGTTAGGTGATGAGATGGTTGCCCAATGTGATTTTCCTGATAGTACTGGCATAATAATGCTCCTTTCTTCTGTGCGAACTTAGTCGCTTTCGTTGATGATTTGTGAATTATGACACCACTAAGCGGCAGTGTCAACAACTTTTTTATATGCTTTTATCACATCCGATGAAAAAAGTTTCTGTAAGTTTAGAAGGTACATCTTAGATGCATTGTGGTCACCACCTGAGACAGACCTTTTATAGTCTAGGTTGTCAATGATTCGGCGTAGACTATCCGTATCAAAGACAAGAGTAGCAAAGATGTCGTCACCTATACATAGGTTATGGAACCAGTAGTCTGCTTCCGTTGCAGCAATGCCACTAGGTTTGCCATAGGATTCATATTCAATCGCTATGTTACCAGTGTGCTGCCAGACATCACGCTCAGATTTAACTTCAATCTTTTTGTCTTGAAGCATATCTGCAATTGCTTGTTCACGTACCTTACCGTATTCTAAATCTAAATCAAACTTCTTACGATTAGCTACGCTTGGTTCTAGGTTATTCATGTTGTCTCCTTTCTAGTGTGTTTCAGACCAGTTGTTACCTATCTTATATTCACTGTCAAGTGGACACTGAACATTTAGTTCTTTCTCTACACGTTTCATAGCGGCCTGAGTTATCTTGCCAAAGCTTTCTGCTTGGTCAGCTTGTACCTCAAACTGATACTCATCGTGTATAGACGCAACAAGATTGTAGTTGTAATCTCGTTGCGTCATAAGCGTTATCTGGCGTAACCATTCCTTACAGATGATTGCACCTGCTCCTTGCAGTAGTAGGTTTGCGGCGGCGTGTTGTTGCCTAACCTTTAGGAGCCTACCATCAAGGCCACGTATATAACCATTACCTGCCGCCCGGTCAATCTTATCACGCAAAGATTTCAAGGCGGGTAGGTTAGCCATAAACTTATCCATGATGGCCTTACCTTCTTTAGCACCACCACCTACGATAGTACCAATCTTAGCGGGACCTGCACCATATATGAGTGCATAAATAAATGTCTTCGCATCATCTCTGGTTGGTAGTCCTGCCGCCTTTTGATTAGCCGTATGGATGTCACCACTAACAACCTCGTTAGTAAAGTTATTATCGCCCATGTAGTGAGCAAGACATCTTAGTTCCAAAGAACTAGCATCACATCCTAGTAACTTGTATCGACTGTCACTAGGTATCCACACTGCACGGCACTCCTGACCGAAGGGAGAATAAACGGCAGGTACTTGTGCCATGTTGGGTGAATTGTGTGCCATACGTCCACTGATGGCTTTCAAAGTAATAACTCTACCATGAACCTTACCATCATCCTTCACTACGTCCAACCAAGATTGGACTTGTGAAACTCTTTTCTGCAACAGCAGATAGTGTGCAATCTTCTGAGCCTCTGGAATATCTACATCCTTTAACGTACCTTCATCTACAATTGGATGACCAGTAGGTGTAAAGTTAGTAGGCTTCCAACCTTTCTCCATTAGACGCTTACCTATCTGTTGCCTAGATGCAGGATTGAATACTTCTACATTGTCCTTTAATCGCTTACCAGTCTTCTCTGAGTAGCGTTCAGTAACAATAGGTGGGAAGATGCCCTGCATCTCTTGTTCAATGGTTACAGCCTGTTCTGTGAGCCTTGCAACTAGGCAAGATGCTTCAGGTACATTAAGTTTGAAACCATTACGTTCTTGTTTGTCAACGATTGCTCGTACCTGATGTTCTAATTCTATACTCTTCTTAGAATATTTCTTTAGATTAGGTACAAGATGTTTATACAGTCTTACTGTAAGCTTAACATCGTTGACACAATAAGTTAACATCTCTTCATTAAAAGAAGAGAAGTCTTTGTAGTCTATCTTAGGAAAGCCAAGACGCTCACCCCATGCGGCTAGTGAGTGTCCACCTTCTAAGGATGGGTCAAGAAGCTGAGACAGGATAAGCGTGTCTCTCACCTTTCTAAGTGGGATGTTGCTTCCTGTCAGTTTGTTTAGTACAGGTGCATCAAAGGACACTCCATTGTGCATGACAAATATATCAACATTGTCAGACCAATGTGCGAAGTCCTTGATGCTTTCACCGTACCACTTCTTGACATCGCCAGTGTCCAAATCTTCTGCGACAATACAATGTATTATCGTAGCGTCAATGTCATCTGTTTCAATGTCTAGTGCTACTCTCAAAGGAAATCCTCCATTTCTGTTTCGTTATCAACTTTCTCAAATGGGTTGTCAATTTCAGACATCCTACCAGTTTTCTTATCATATAGCAAGTAGGTTGCTACACCTGTCTCACCAGCATAACGATTCTTTAGAACACGTACTGTGGTGGTGTTGGCTTGTGTAACATCCTTTGCCTGTTGGTCACGCTCAAGTGCAATGACTGCATCACTAATCTGTGCAATGCTATGTGAGCCACGTAGATGGTTAAGAGAAATCTCTTTACCTTCTTCCTGCCCCTTATCACCTGATGCCCTACGCAAGTGAGACACAAGTAACATAGCACACTGTGTTTCTTCCACCAGACTACGAAGCTTAGTCATAAGCTGGTCAATGTTACGCCGTTCATCTGCACCTTCTAAACCTGAGACAAGGATAGATAGGTGGTCAATCAGAATGAACTTACAGTCAAGAGCCTTGACCATGTAACGTACACGGCTTAGTATTTCATCCGTAGTCATTGACCCGAAGTGGTCAAAGGCAAAGAACCTGCGAGTTCCAATGGTCTTATCCTCAATAGCTTTGAGTTGTTCCATCGTGTAGTTCTTTCGTATCTCATCAATGTAGATACGGTCATTAGCTTCAACAGACATGAGATGGAAAGCAGTCTGTGTGATGTTCTCTTCAAGAGAAAAGACACCAACATTGTGTTGGGTCTGGGTAAGTAAGTGATGCATAAGTTCACGCATCAGGCTGGACTTACCTGCACCAGTACCTGCTGTCAGTGTAACTAACTCACCAGTACGCATACCAAACAGCTTCTCATTAAGACCTATATAAGGATACAATACTGTTTCCTTATTGTTCTCAGCATACATACGCTCAGTAATGTCGGCAAGGTTGAAGATACCTGCTGGTGTGTACTGTCTAGCATTCCACCATGCACGATTGAACTCTTCACGCTTGTTAAACTTTAGATACTCATTGGCATCCTTGTACTCCATGTCCATAATCTTACAGCGATTAGGTTCAAAGAGTTGAGCAACTGCGTTGGCTGCTTTCTTACCATGCTCGTCATTGTCAAAACATATTACGATTGTTTCAAATTGATTGAGGTAATCGTAATTTTGTTTCACATCTTTTAGTGCAGAGGCCGCACCATTCTTGATGGAAACTGAAGGCCACTTGGAACCCATCAGTTCGTATGCCGCCATAGCATCAAGTTCACCTTCACATATTGTAATAAACTTACCAGCCTGTTGAAAGTTCTTCTGACCAAACAGAGTACCTGATGGCAGTTGACCCTCTGCATTGAACCCCTTGGTTGCTACATGGCGAACCTTGTTGGCGACATGGGAACCAGAGGCATCATGGTATGGGTAGATATGTTTAGTAATATTACCACTAGCATCACGCTGTGATTGTACACCAAAGAAGCGGCAGGTTTCCTGACTGATTGAACGGTCAGTCAAGGCAGTCAACTCACCAGTAGAGAAGTGAGTTTGTACTACACCTTGAATAGGTGCTGGTCTAATTGGTTGTGAATTATGCATATGGTCATCCCCTTTCTTTGTGTATGTATTACATGAGAAACAATACTTATGACCATCGTCATAAAGTATGTTGGCATCGGATGAGCCGCAGGAATTACATTCTCCACGGCCTATCTCTTTTGATTGCTGGTAATCCATCTGCATGACATCTCCTTCTGATTAACGATAATAGTATAAGGCAAGTACCTCTCCTTTGTCAAGGACGTACAGCATTCGGTCAGTCTGCTTTGTCTCAAAGCCTATGGCTCTGGCAAGTCTAGCCCTGTCCTGCATCCATTCAGATACATCATCTGTTGTCTCAAAGTTATAAGGAAACTTGCCTGATATTTCAAGCCTTATCTGTTTCATCTCTTATCCCCCGAACCTTTAATGGTTCCATTAACCTGACGTTCTGCCAGTTTATGGATATTATTTCTAGCAACCTGCTCTAGTGTTGTGTCCAACACTTGTGCCATTGCTGCGACATACCACAAGACATCTCCAAGTTCATCTCGCAAGTCATTAATTTTTTCAGCCAACTCCTCAACATCATACCCATCGCGGATAAACTTCTTAACCTTGTTTGCAATCTCACCTGCCTCACCTGCAAGGCCAAGGGCAGTGTATGCATAGCCATCACGCTCCGGGAAGATAGCAGTTTTCATAGCTAGATTTTGATAATCATTTAGTTCCATCTGTAAGTTCTCCTTTTGTTATCCAACGATTTGCAATCAATCGGGCATAATCCAGTAAATCAGTGACGTGTTTGCCTACAATCTTACCATCTTTAGCTAGTAAGATTTCGTATGAATATCTCCACATACTAAGCTTCTCACTTACAATTGATATAGTGGCTTCCCTGTCCTCATTACCTGAGTATTCTTCTATAAGTTCAGGTGTCATCTCTATCTTCCATACTTGCTAGGTTAAAGGCAAAGCCTTCGCTATCAGAATAAATTTCATCTGATTCCTCAGAGGCTAGTTTCTTAGCCTCTTTAAAATCATAGCCCTCATCCAGATACTGCTGGTACAGTTCTCTGAACAGACGCTTCTTATCTTTTTCCCACAAGTTTTGCATACTAAACTCCTTTCTATATGTAGTCAGGCTCATCGCTATACACTTCACCAAAGTCTTTCCACTCCTGTTCCCAAGAGGGCTGACCATCACCATCATCGAAGTGATTATGATACTCAGTTAGAAATTCATTTATTTCCTGTATATCCAGCATATGAGCAGGACAACCAGCACAATCTTCAACAAGAGATAACTCAACATCTGTAACCTCCGAATGGTCTGTGTAATTAAACTTCTTTTCCATGTTTAATTCCCTTTCTTTCTGCCTCATATATTCTTCATGTCTAAGCATTTTTAATATACCTCTTAGGTTTTGTCAAGGGGTATGTACCCATTTGTTTATTTATCATGCCAACTATTTCATCGTATGATTCCTCAACAGTAAACCCGCCGTTGTTGTTCATACCATTTTGAATGGTGGTTTTCTTACTGTCCTGATAGACAGCCCAGACATCTCCAACAAGAAATAGTTTGCCACCATATTTGCTAGTCAGTTCAAGCTTTATCATAATCATCTCCTTCTTCACGTTCATATAGGTCATCTACATCTATGCCATCACAAATATATGAGTAGTCATAGTTGGGTATGTTAAACAGTTTGATACTACCATCCTCATTACGAATGTAATCATCGGCTTCAACATCCACTACAGCTACCGACATATCCCAAACAGTTATACCATATGTTTTATCAGGGTCAAACATCCTCGTCCTCCTTCTGAATTTCTTC